GGAGTAATTTGTGGCATAGAATCTGATGTTCCGCTGTTTGAGGTATCAGCTTGTACGTTTTTTTGTTGTTTATTTTCTTCTTCAAGTTTCTTTTTTTCTTCACGATTATTAATCTCGAGTCTAGCTTTTTCTTTTTCTACAGCTAATTGAGTTAACTTATCGTTTGCTTCCATCATTTTAGAAGCATCTTGCTTTTCGATAGCTTGTTGAAGAGCTACTTTGACCTGTTCTCTTTGAGCATCTACTCTAGCATCTAATTCTTTAAGATACTGTTCGTCAGTAGAATCTAACTTTCTAAGATTAGTGTCAAATTTCTTTTGTATTCCTTGAGCATATTCAAGAGCTGCTTTTTCTCTTCTTTCAGCTTCTTTCTTTTGAAAGACAAGTTTATCAATTCTTTTTTGATAATCTCTTCTTGATTCATTCAAGTTTGGTTTTTCTTCTGATTTAGGTTCAACCTTTTTTTCTTCAACCACTTCTTCTTTTACATCTTCAGTGATTTCTATTTTTGGTTCATCCTTTTTTTCAGTTTTTTCTTCGTGACCTGTGTATCCAAGATCAACTTCCCCAACATTTAAGTTAGGTTCTTTTTCTTTAGAAGTATCTTCTTTTACTTCAATGTTTTCTTCTTTAACATTGTCAGTATCTAATTCGACTTCTTTTTCTTTAGCTAATAGAGCTTCCGCACTATAGTCTTTTGTCTCTGCCATGTTTATCCTCCTTTAAAATAAATGGAGAATATCTTCTGGCTTACCTATAGTTCCTATGATCTCGTCATCATTGAGTATACGGTGTTCACCGTATTTAGTTTGAAATCTACTTCCAGTGTATCTGCCATAAACTACAAATTCACCTTCTTTACACCAAGGACCATTAGGAAATTTTTCTTTATCAGCATAACAACAGTCACCCATTTTAACAACTAATCCAACGACTGTTGTCATTTGAATTTTGTCTTGAGTTTCGTCTGCTAATATAACACCGCCTTTTGTTTTTGCTTTACCAGACCATGGTCTAACAAGCATACGGTATCCTACTGGGGTTGGTATGATTTCAAGATATTCTTTGATGCCTTTTGGATCTGTTGGAATTTGTGATTTAACCTCTGCTTCTTTTACTTGGTCTTTACCAAAATCAGTAAGTTTAGGTTTTATCAGTTGTACCATCGTTATCCTCCTTATGCAGGTTTTTAATATCCTGAAGCAGCGTCTCTAGTCCGCTGAGTCTGCCTCGAGCATACATCAATTGAGATTCAGTTTCAACCCCATAGCATATATGATCTTTAACATCTTTTATTTGTTTATTAATAGAGTTTCTAATAGCTTCGACTGTATAGTGATCTAACATTATTTTCTTTTAAGTGATATTTTATTTTTACCTTGTTTTAATAACATGAAACCATACTGATTAACAATCATTTGTAAAATTACATTCATGTCAAATTTAGGGTAATCATCAAAAACAAATACAGTTCCTGAGTGTGATCTCTCTGCAAAAAATAATGCTTCTTTTATTACATCTATTGTACTATGAGGCCCATCAAAATGAACTAAATCATATTTATTTTTAATTTCTTTTTTTTCGTTATATATTGGAATACCATCAGAAAATCTTTTCATAAATTCATCATCACCTAATTGATACAAAGTAAAATTAGGATAATCTAAATCTTTTATTAATTGTTGTTTCATTGAATTAGGATAAGTTGGTGGATTAGGATCACCCTTCCAAGTATAGATTTTATCATTATCATAATGACGGTATTTAATATTACCATAAGGATCTATACCTATATGCCAATGTTTTTTAAACAATAATGAATCTAAAATTATTTTTGAACCTTTACCTTCTCGAACACCTATCTCTGCTGTAAGTAAGTCATCTCCATCTAATGTTTTACAAGCTTCTTCGAGTATTTCATACTCTGTGCTATCGCCTTTTATCATAATTTAAAAGATTGTAATACTTGTATCTTTTCTTCTGCGTTTGCAATTTTTTCTATAAGTTTATCTACTTCATCAATATGTTGTGGGTGTTCTCCTATACCTACTGGTTTTTCTAAATATATTTGAATGGTAGCATCAGCTTCGGATATCTGTGAATTATATCTATCTTCTAATGCTTGAATAATGGCAGTTCTAAGACTCATTCAGAATCTATATATTAATTATCTTAATTGTAAATATCTTTTTCTTGAATTTTACCTTGAGCAACTAATTTTTTTCGATCACCTTTAGATAGTTTTGAAATATCTATTTCACTTTCTTTACGTTTTCCATAAAGCCATGTCCATGACCATGAAGTTAAAGATGTTGAATAATGATATATTTTTTTTATAAACCACTTAATCATTTTTTATCCTTATTCATTCCACCTCTGAAAATTTGAGTTCCCTTAATTCCATAAATACTTGCCACGACAAGGATCCAAAGGTTTGTGAACCATGACGGGAGCTGCGAGAACATCTCAAAGAACAATTTTACTTTGTCCATGGCAGTCGGATCGTCCGATATCACCGCCCAGGCTAACACCACCACGGGCAAACTGAGAATTATCAAAACTGCCTCGTCCTTCCAGTCTGATTGTCGGGCCTCTAATAATTTTCCCTGATAAGCCTCCTCGCCTCGGGCCATACGATCAGCATGTAAAAGCTGTGCCTCTGACATTGCCATCTTAGTCTTTTGCTTGTTTGCGTAAATTTTTGAACCAGCAGACATTGCCAGTTTAATTGCTGATAACCACATTATTTAACTCCTATAAATTTATGTCCTCTAATAGCTGCCCCCACACCTCTTATTCCATCTGGTCTATGAGGACAGGACATTTTATATTTTTTTGTCATTTTTCCATTTTTCATTTTTACTGGTGGCACTTGTGGGTTAGGGCCACTTTTTGGAGGAGGTCCATAAGATACTCCACCGCTTTTTAAATTAGCTGGATAAAAAGTCATATCTTTTAAAAAAGATATAGTTGATTTTTTATTAACTGAACTTGGTGCACCTGAAGATGATGCAACAGGTTTACAAGGAGGTAGAGTGCCATCTGGACATCTTGTTCCTCCATCTCTGCCAGGTGTTACTGGCTTAGGAGCTTTTATTAAACCTGCTTCTTTCATAAAGTCTTCACCCTTTTTGCTCATAACATCTAAAGGATTACCAGTTAGTTTATAATAATCTTTTGTTGCAGGTAAATCTCTTGGTCTACCAAAAAAAGTTTCACCTCTAGCTTTTTGTGTTCTTTGTTTTTTCTTTAATGGATCAAAAATTAAATTTTTAGCTAAATTAGCAGTTACAAAAGGAGTTGGAGAAAAAAATAAATCTTTTGTTTTTTGTTGTTTCTTAGCTTTTTGATCTGCAGCAAACTTTGCTGCTGTAACATTTTTTTGATATTGAGATCCTTTACTTACTGCACTTCTATCAACACCTCCTGTTGGATCTGCTCTTGAAGATTTACCATAACCTTCCCTTTCTCTTGCAGCTGCAGACCGAGCTGCATCTCCTCCTCTAGCTTTAATTACTTTTTTTAATTTACCAGAATTTTCCATAGCGTAAAAAACAGACTCACCTTTTTTATTACCGTACTGTTCCTTAAACTTTGCTTTTAATTTTTTTCCTTTAGCTGTTAATGGCATTATCCAAACATCCTTCTTATTTTATTTTTTCCTGCTTTTGCAATTTTTACAACTTCATTTTTTTTCATTACTTTAGCACGTTGTTCCATAACAGTTAATATCTGTATCTTTCTTGCAAATGGTTTTTTAACATTTACAACTTTTTTAACTGTCTCTCTTGCATCGTTAGGAGTAGCAAATTTGATTTTTACAGTATCTCTAGGGTTCTCATCAGTATATAATCTTCTATCTGAACCTTTTGGTTTTTTACCAGTTCCTTTTTTAGGATCTGCCATGATATTTCTCCCTCCAATAATTTTTTCTTTCAAGTTTTCTAATTCTCAAATCTAATTCATCATATTTAAAAATTTTTTGAATAAATTTAATTATTAAACTCATTTTTTAACTTTCTTTCTAGCTATGTCTACTTTTGCATCAGCTATTCTTATTCTCTCCGCAGCTTGATCCTCATTATTTTCTAATTTCATTTTTTCAATATCTAATCTTTCATCAATTTCATTTTCTCTAATCTCATTAGAAATCATATCTTGATCAGCTTTTCTTTGTAAGTCCATTGCTCGTAAATCTAGCTCTCTTTGTTTTAACATTACAAGTGGATCTTGTTTTTGTCCCATAGCTTCACTTTGAGCTAACTCAATTGTAAGTTCTGCAACCCTTGCTGCTATCATTGCATTAATTTGAATCTGTGCACCCTCTGGATCTGTTTGTAATTTCATTTGCATCATTGAATCTTCAGCTATCATTGCACCTATTTCCCCTTGTGCTTTTAATGAAACGTGTTCAGATATGTGTGCTTGTAATGCTGTATAAACTTGAGGGTTTATTTGAACCATTCTTGTAGACATAAATGCTCTATGAGCATTAATATGTGCATCATGATCTTGATCTGGAAAAGCTTTTAATGGTTTCATAGCTAAAACATCCATATTTTCTGTTGCAGGATCTTTTGGAATTGGTCTTTCTTGTGGTTTTAATATTTGATCTATGTCTTGAGTCCCCAAAGCTTCATATACTCTTCGATATGCCTCTCTAAGGTTGTGCATCATAGGATTTGACATAGCAATTTTTAAATTTTCATTAGCCATAGTAACTCTTTGTGCCATACTCATGATATTTGGATCGGCAACTGGAATTACATCTACTCTATCATCAAAATCTGTCTGTTTTACCGCTTGATCAGCACCATAAACTGAATATGGATAGATAGGAGGTAGATATGTTGCAAAAACTTTTGATAAAAGTCTAAATTCTCTTCTCATTGAGTAGTAACATCTCTTGTGTATAGCACTCATTACTCTCGAACCACGTTCTAACAACGAAACAGTGGTGCCAACAGCTCTATTTTGCATGTCATTTCCTGTATCCATGTTTGTTATTGCTGCAAATTTCTGTCCTGCTTGTACAACAAAGCCCATTAACTGGTATAATGTAGCTGATGGTTCCTTAAATGGTAAAATTTGAAACTGATCTTTAATATTTCCTCCTGGTGCATCCACATCTCTAAACTCACCTGGTTGAAATGGTTGGTCATCATCACGAATTCTTATACCTCTAGACTTAAATCCAGCTGGTAAGTTAGATAATGTACCTGCATCAAGTAATTGTCTTAGTGATTGAGTAGCAGTTCTACTTAATCCACCTATCATATGAGTTAAACCAAACCCATAAAACCCTAAACCTGGTAAAAATTTGAAATGAACAAAGTATTCTTTTCTTTTTTTTGATTCATCACCAATATCATAGTTACGATAAATAGATAAAATTTGTCCAGAGCCTTCGTCTATCGTTACAATGTAAGGAACCTTAACTTGTTTTTCTGGATTTTGCATTTCAAACTCTTCTAAATTACAATCAACATGCATTTCTAAAACAGAAAAAGAATACTGTTTATCTGCACTAGGTGTTATTCCTTCAAGCTCTTGATATTTTTTTTCGATTTCAGTTGGACCCTTAGAAGTAGGTTTTAATTCTACGTCTCTATAAAATCCTGCTTGTTGTTTTTTTAAAATTTCATTCTCTCCCATTTTAATTACATGAGTAATTCTTTCACAATCCATAAGATCAGTAGCATAATAAGGTACAACTAAATCTTCTGCTGGTATAAATTTAGAAACAGCTCTTTGCATTACTTCATCGTAATAAACTTTTTTAAATGCAGAACCTGCAAGAGCTAAATAAAATAATAATTGATCAAACTCTGGAGTGTACTCTTCCATCTCTTCAGTAATCATATAGTTCATAAAATCTTGAACTCTTTGTGCTTGATTTACTTTTGCATCATCCTCTACACCTAGGACTCTAGTTCTAACTGGACCTTGTGATGGAAGTAATTCCTTATATGCTTGTGCTTGAAACTGTGTAACTGCTTCAGATAATAATGGATGAGTAACACTAGCTGATCCTCTAAACGGTCTAGTCATTTCTCTTTGATTGAGTCCTAATAAATCTAAATTATTTGTATAACTAGTTTCCCAATCTTTTCTTGAAACTCTATCTTTCTTATAGTCGTCAAGCAATTGATTAGACATTCTTTGTAGAACATCATCAGACATATCTTCAGCTATGTTTTTATAAAAATTTTCAGCTACATCAGAAACTGCAGAAAATACATCTGCATCTGTTGAGCCTCCAGTTTCTATTTCAACATCAACTTCTTCAGTCTCAGGAGTTTCTAGCTCCTCTCCAATTGCTTTTTCAACTTCAGCCATTAATAAAGTTTAGTAGGTTTCATTCCTTGGATGGCCATTCCACCACCTCTTGCTTTTATCATTTTTCCTGCTTTAGCACCACCCATTATATTTAATCCAAAATCATCAGTAATTTGATTTTCTCTTTTTGGCATAGTAGGTGAAAGTCTACCTTCTTTTCTTCTCTTAACTACTTTTGCTTTCATTTTTTCATTTGTCTCAGCAGCTTTATCTATTGCAGATTTTCTTTCTCTTGGATTTGCATCTCTATCAACAACAGTTTTAATTTTGCCACCAACCATAGTTTTGCTACCAGTATCAATTGCTTCTCTTGGTTTTCTATTTGTGATTGTTTTTTGTATATCTCTTCTTTCCATTGGTGTAGTACCACCAGGGCCTCTCATGCTTCCAGCTAAAGCTGCAGCACCTAATAAAGCTAATGCTTGATTTCTTCTTCTTGATCTTTTTGACATGTCTTCTCCCTTTAATAATATATATATTTTCGTTCTTTATAAGATTCAACTTCATCCTCGTCAGAATAAGTCTTTATAAAAGAACCTTGTCGGTATCTTAACATAGCTTGTGTGGTACTGTCCACATAATCGTCATGTTCCCCATGTGGGAATGCTGCACATTCCTCAATAACTTCTTCTGCCCAATGTTCATCTCTTGGATAATAAACTTGTCCAGATTCGAAAATAGGAGCACATGCATTTACTCTTGAATGTTTATCTTGTCCTCTTCCAGGAGTGTAATCCATAACAGGTATACCCATTCTACGAAATTCTTGTAATAAACTTTGTCCACTTGCTTTAGCTTCAATGATTACTGTTTCAGGTTGCCAGTATTTGTATTGATCTAGAGCCACCATCTTTAATTCTGGAAAATCATATTTACCCTTAACTGCATCAATTAACATAATTGAGTCTGGCCCAGATTCGTGAGGCGTGAATATTCCCCATGTGGTAATAGCAGAATAATCCGCAGTTTCTTTTTTACTAAATGCAGTGTCGTAAGATTGTATGACATGTTTTAATGTTGGAATATCCTTGGTCCACGGCACCCACCAGTCTCTTTTTAAGATTGCTCCTTCTTCTGATGTTGGATTCTGCATGTATTGTGCAGACCAGTTTCTAATTGATATTGACGCTTTAACTTTTTCTAATTCATCTAGTTCCCAATATTCAGGCCACACGGGTTGTGAATTATCCTCTTCACCAATAATTGCAGGAAAAGAAATTTTTTCCCACTTGTCTGCCTTAGGTTCAGATTCTGCTTTTATTAATCGACCTGTTAAATCATCTTGAGCCCATCTTGTCATTACAAGAACAATCGAGCCTCCAGGTTGTAAACGTTGTCTTGGCCCAGAAAGATACCAATCATAAGTTCTTTCCATGGCACTATCAGATAGTGAATCTTGTTCAGTATGTGGATCATCGATAATAAGTAAGTCCGCCCCTCGTCCCGTGATAGAACCGCCTACACCCGCTGCAAAATATTCCCCACCATGATTGGTCTCCCAACGTCCTTTTGCCTTACTATCTTCTCTTAGTTTAACATCTCCAAAGATTTGTTTATACTCTGGACTATCAATTAAATTTCTTACCTTTGCACCAAACCTTGCAGATAGTTCTGCGTTGTGGGATACCTGCATTAATTTCATTTTAGGATTTTTTCCTATCATCCAAGCAGGAAAATATATTGATGCAAATTCTGATTTAGTATGTCTAGGAGGCATGTTAACTATTAACCTACCTTTTTTGTGTTGAGCTATTTTAGTAAACTCATGAGCAATATGCTGGTGGTGTCCCCACCTATCAGGATCTTTATCAGTTCTACAAATAAAATCTGGCCAGACATTCTTTACAAAATATAAAAAATTATCCTGACATAATTTTATATGTTTAAGCCACACTTTTTCGAGCCTCTCTCGAAGCTGATCGGTGGTCAATAAATCCGTATTAGTCATATCCATTTAATATACCCTCGGGTCCCCAAAAAAGAAACCCCTTTCATCAGAAAGCTTACTACTTCTATTTCTGTTGCAAGGTTATAGTAAAAGTTAAATAAGTCTAAAAATTTACCGCAAAAAAAATAAATTTTTTTTACTTTTGATTTTTGGGTTTTGGTTGGTACCTCTAAAAGGGGGGAGCCACTAGCCCCCCTTGTGGGGGCTAGTGTTAATAGTAATTAACTTTTTATTTCATCCTTAATTAATTGATCAATATGATCATAAATTAAATTATCTAGATCAACTATATTAATTCCCATCTTTAAAGGTTTTGAAATAACTTGATCACCCTTTTCTAATTCATATTGAAAGTGACCGCCATAATTCAACCTTCTTATATCAAGTCTAATGCATAAAAAAACATAGATAGTATATCCTCTAAATTTTTTAGTCGATCCAACTTGAATTTTATTAACTTTATCAGATGGGATAAATTTTTTAGTTTCATCCATAGTTAAACCTCAATTGATTTAATAGCTAAAAAGATCCCACCCGTTGACAAGATGAACCCAGTCAACGGATCGACCGTGAATAGAATTACAACACCAAAAAAAGCAATTGCAAAACTAATCAAAATTAAAAATATGTGTAATGCTATATACATATTTAAACCTTTTTATATTTTGTTTTTAATTCAACTGACTCACCACTGATTAAAAACTGGTTATAGATTTCCTGATGTTTTTCTTTAAAAGATTTCACGTCAAATCTAGTAACATTTTTTTTGATTATTTCTAAAGAATATTCTTTATTCTTTATCTTACCAACGGTGAACCCTCCAAACGCTTCGACAATTGGAAGCGTCTCTTCTTTTACGTCAACCCATAATTTATTATAAGATTTTCGTAAGTCATTAACCTCACAAGCTTTTAAAAGCTTTTGAGAAGTTGCTGCTTTTAATTTAGGCAGTCTTTTTAATTGTGTTTTCATTTTATTAACTCCTATTTGTTAGTTTGTTTTTTTATGTTTAACACAAAGCCCACTTTAATGGGATAAAATGAGAAGTCAACAAAATAATTATTTTTTTTTACAACCCCAAGTTGTGGGGTTGTACTTTAGAATTATTCTAAAAAACAGCAGTCAACAGAAATAATAATAAAAGTATTAATATTTCTTTCCATAATATTTGTATAAATATCCATATAATAAACATCAGGCAACGGCTTTAATAAACTTGTTGTTGATTTTACGTCCTGCCCCTTTTGCTACAAGACCAACAATCACGCCTTTCGGATCTTTAAAACGTAAGTCATGCTTATCACCGTTTATGACTCTGCGATTTAGCCACTTTTTAGGCAGCTTATCTTGAAATACTACAGCAACGTTAGAACCCTTCGCAATGGCTGCTTTAATATCTGAGTCGTTACGCCCTGAGTCGGAGAATGTAACATTATAATTTTTAAGATCATGATCCAGATAATTTAAAACTTTTGTATAATCATAAAACTGCACATCAGGGTGTAGCTCCATTAAGCAGCCACCGCCATCAACTTTCATACGGTGCCAGGCTAAGTCACTGGTCCCATTGAGTCGAACTGCAAATTTAAAACCCTGGTTAATAGATCTTTTTTTGAGCTGCTCAATTTCAGTGCTTAGCTGCCATAAGAATGCATTCTTATTAGTCCAGAATAAATTTGTTTTATTTATTCGGGCCCTCTGAACTGAACCCATCTGGCCACGGCCTGACGTATTTAAACAGGCTGCAGCACATTCTGGGGACGCTTTTGGACAAACATTTTTGCCACTTAAATCAAATGGAGCTAAGTGAAGGATGGCTGTCTTATAACCGAACTGCTCCCCCTTAGCCATTTTAGTTTGGCTGTAATAATTTAATAAAGTCATTTTTATTCTCCATATTAGTTAAGAATCAGTAACTTTGGCTCCGCCACGTAGTGGGTTGGATCTTCTGCTACTTACCGAAAGCACCTTGTCTTTCATGTCGTTACTGACTCAAGATCTTATTAACATGGGATCTTATAGGATGTCAACAATTAAATTAAATTATTTTTTATCAGGACCAGGCCAGGACCAGGCCAGGGCCATGACTCCAGGACCAAAATGAATATTAGTTATAGTAGTAAAGGAAAAAAAGTTTCATATAAACGTTTCACACGTGCATATAGGAGTTTCACGTGGGCAAGGTTTTTAGTTATATATAAACAAGAAAAAAGTTGCATGGGCAAGTTTCACGTGTGCGAAGTTTTTAGTTATATGTAAATGAGTGAAACTTTGCATAGCAAAGTTTCACGCAAGATGCGTGAGACGTGGTTATTGCGTCAAGATTTTTTTAAATGCGTCTCTTAAAGTGAGTGATGAGTAGGCACGAACCAGTAATCTCGGTTCACGAACCAACCAAATTTCTATATTTTGAGAAGTCCTCTGCGAGAGGGCTTCTCGCAAGATAAATGAAGCACCACCATTTTTATAATGTGTTAAATGCCAGTTGATTTGATACTTTGAAAGTCCACAATTCTTGACATCATTTGACTTTAATTCTAGCCAGATACTTTTACCATTTATCAACCAATAAACGTCTGGAATTCCATTGATAGTATTACTTTCTATGCGAAATAATTGACCTTTTAAATTTAATTTTTTTACTTTTTGCCAAAGATTTTTTTCTGATTTTGCCATTGAGTTATTAAGTCAATAACATAAAAAAACCCTCAACTCCACTCTCGCATTGTTGAGGGTTTTATTGTGGACATCTATAGATTTATTACAAGTATGCCAACCACAATTCTTAATTATACTACTATCTTATTTGCTAGGCAATTCTTTCAAAGTATTTTGAGGAATTGTCATATTAATATTAGTTTGTTTAGCAATTTGAGATATTTGTAGTAAAACTTCTGAACCAATCATGTCAGAATGTAATAGGTCTTTTGCCTTTTCTTCTAACGTATCAAGGTCTTTTACCTCTTTACCTTTTTTAGACTTGTAAAATGCGTCTCTTGTTTCTGATTTACAAGTATCTTGAAGATAAACCTCAATCTGATCTGATAAATCTAAAAGTTTTTTATCACTATCATATCTTGGCACTCTTTCATCAAAGTTTTTTCTAGTTTCTGCCCAACCTTTGAGTTTAGTATAAACTTTGGCATAAAGTTTAGATGCTAATTCTCTTTTTTCATCAACTCTTTTTTGATAGTTTTTAACATAATCGTTAAAATCTTTTTCAACTTTTATGTAGTTGATAAGGTCTTTATCTATTCCCAATCTTTTTTTAAAAATTGGGTAATTTTGAGAGGATTGCTCGTTAATCTCTTCTTGGTGTAATGATTCAATGACTTCTCTTTTTTCATCAAATTTATTTTCAAGTTTTTTTAACCAATACTCTCTATTATCTTTACTTATTTGTTTAGACATTATTGCTCCTTTATTTTTGTTAGTTTGTGTGGTGCTTTGGTTAGGTCAATCCCCACTACTAACACCACAAATTATTTTTATTTGCAGGATTTGTTGCACAACTTTTTACTGGCGGCGAAACCCACAGAAAAAACAATTAAAAATTTTATCCAATAGTAAAACCACCACTATATTTACAAAATTCAGAAAACCTTTTTACATTATCAACTGAAAATGGATAATCTGCATCTGAATTTCTTTTTTTATAAATAGTATTCCACATTTGATGATCTTTTTTAGGAAAATCTGCTGGTGCAAGATTTTTTTTATCAAGTTTAAAACAGACCTCTCTTTCAAAATCTTTTAACTCTTTCATAACTTTTTCATTATGAATTTCTAAAGTTTTTCTTCTTGCCTCATACTCTGTTTTATATTTTTGAGTATGCCCTGTCTTAATTAAATGATCTAATTGTTGAGAAATCATTTCTGCATCTTGTTTAGATATTACAGAACTATCGTTATACTGCCATGTCTTTTGATTTTTTGGTTCGATAACTTTAGTAAATCTTAAAACGTAATCAGCTAGAGGTCTCCACCACCAAACGTTGTTTCTGAAATAAGTACCTTTTTGATCTGTAAATTTCTCTAGCAAATCAAAATATTTATCTCTATCAGTTTCAAACATTTCCTCATTAGGTCTTTTACATTTTATATTTTTTGGATTAAGTCCAGTTAAGTCAAATCCCATTTTTTGCTCCTTTGTTTTTGTTTCATTTTTTTTGTTATTTTTTTGGCATATTTATTATCTGCTTTACTTTCAAACAAACCCTTTTGTTTTGATCTTTCGACCTTTACAACTTTATTGTTTTGATCAACAGTTATAACTAACATTACCATATCCCATGAAAATAAGATAAATAAATTAAGAAGTCAAGTGTTATTTTTTAAAAATAAATAAAAAAAGAAACCATAAAATAAATGCTACTAATCCAGTCAAAAAAGGATATTGGAGACAGAAATATAGAAAGTATGCAAACAGATTTCCCATTTCCATAAGATATACGTTAATTGAAATATTACAAGGTAATTTTTTTTATAGATACAATAACAGAAGTAGGAATGATTGTTGTATTACCAATATTATCAAATGTTGGTTTGTCTTTTGTTTCAATATAATCAGTAAAAATTCTTGTTATACCTTTAGCTTGAGATAGCAAATATCCTTTAGATACGCAAGTAGGAAGTTTTTGATTTTTTAAATCTTTTGTTGAACTCCAACCTGCATCTCCTTCTATATCCTGCCACTTTATCTCAACGTATGGATAATCCAAAATATTATTTCCTAAATTTTTAAAATTAAAATTTAAAATTTTTGATTTTTGAATTTTTTTATTTTTATTTTTTTTCATGTTTTTCAAAAAAAGTTACATATAAGAGTTTCAGAAATATCAAAAAAACTTACATAGTAGAGTTTCACAAATATCATTTTTTATCTTCAGTTTTTATAGACACAATGCCAATTGAAGTATTAAGATGAGCATTATGTACTTCATTAAAAGCTATCATCCAATTACTACTCCGAACTAATCGCTGTTGGCGTGACGTTAATGATATCTTTGGCCTCTCCGATTTTACCTTCGAGTTCAGATAATCTTTTTTCAAGTTGTTCACGACTCATACCCTCCAATCCAACATGTGTTACTTCTTTCTTATCTACAAACATACCTGCCATTTGGCCAGATCTGTATTCTGCATTTACAGCTACAGCAAATTGTTTTTTATCTTCTGCTTTTTTACTTAATGTTTCAAATCTTTTATATTTTTTTAATTTGTCCCCTTCATGTTTTTTTAACTCTTGGTTATATTTCATTTCCATATAACGTACTACATGTGGGTTTTTATTTGGATCAGTTAATCGACTTGCTATCTCAGTTGGCCCTTCAGGTTTATTTGATTGATAACCAGCTCTTCTAGCTGCCTCTACTTTTGTAATCTCACCCCAGTTGCTAACATAAATATCAACAAAAGCTTTTTGTTTTAAAGTTAGTTCAGATGTAGATTTTAATGTATTTTTTCTTTTTGTCATTTCTTGACCAGATATTAACATAATTTTTTCCCAATACACTTCTCTACAAATAATATTTTAGGAATTTTTTTTGCAGAAAATGCCCCCTCTGTATTTTTTTCCTAAAATTACTAGGAATTTCCCAGTGTTTTCCCAGTGTTTTCCTAGTGTAAAATGCTCTAGAATTGTTGCATGTCAACGTTTTTCCTAAAACTAGACCTAAAATCTATGTTTTGAAAAAAAATATTTTTTTTATTTGTAAGAGAACGTACTAGGAAAGTGAGCCGAGGGCCGTGAGTCTTTAGTCTAGTCCCCATTACCCACACCCTTTTCAGAAAAATAATTTTTCGCTAGATAACTAATATTACGGTAAATTACCAGGTTTCACGGCTCAGGGTTTGACAAACACAGCTCAACCAATTATTACTGAATTAAGCAATATTTGTTTCATTTATTGCCTCTTTGTTAGTTTTCTAGGTCACATATTTTTTATTTGTTTCGTATGTGGCCTAGATCTAAAATAAGTTTTGCTTTAATCCTACAATCTGCTATAAGTGATTTATGTTTCATATTTCATATATGATTCCTTTCTGCTTGAAGGGTGGCGATTGCTCCCTACCCTTCAAGTTAAAATTCTATTATCCACCATGACTTTATAAAAATTAAATTAATTTATCGTGATGAACGTAGACATTATCAGCGTCCATGATTTGTCTACGTTTATTCTCAATGTTTCTTCTTAATTCTTTTCTTATATTAATATCTTCCTCAACCTTTAATCTTTTAAATAATTTATTATATTCATGCCATAAGAAGTGCCTTCTTTTAAATTTAATAAGGCCCTCTTTCAAAGCTTTTAGATATCTGAATCTTACATTATCTGGTTCCCAACCAGCCCACCAACAAATCTGTTCAAAGTCTTTAGTTGCTGTAATCCAGAAATGAGCATCACATTTATTTAAGCTGCTCTTTCGATCTCCTGCTAATAATCGTACATCTTCAAATGCATTTAATATTACATGCCTCCATAACTTCTGTTCATTACAGACATGAGTTTCATTTATTACATCCGATGCAATATTAGTGCCCATAAGTTTTAACAAGTCTAGAGAGTAGATCACGGTAATGGCCTTTCGAATGTTTAAAATTACAACGATTGGCGACTTCGTAATGTTCTTGGACATCTTCAATTAATACTGTGATGTCAGCACCTTCAAGATTTTCTTCAAGGATATATTGTTTAATTTCCTTAAAGTCCTGAGTCATTTCTTTTTTTGTGTAATTATCCATTCTCATACTTTAACATCTTCTCTTCTATAAGAATTGAAATCTATTACATTGGACTTATTGTTTTTTATTTTAATTATTACTTTCTTAGTTTTCTTACTTTTATCTTGCTTACTATGTATATCGTAAATATCATTGGTATCATTTAGGAATTGTGGCCCCATTTCTGTGTAGCCAAACTGGACTCCGTTTAATAATGCAAATGTAACTGATTGGAATAATTGGAATTGAGTGGGCGTAAGTTTCTCTGCTGCTATTACCGACAGCTTTGTTAAATCAGTGATACCATCCTTTTTCTTTGCCATGTATAAAATCCCAAGCTACTTTAAATAATAATGTTTGTTCTGCTTCTGATTTTGGTCCGTGAGAAGTGCTGCCTGTTCCGTTACAGTGGATACAAGAATGAATTGTTTTAGAGCAAGGGGCAATGATTATACCATTACCATTACACTCTATGCAGCTCTTGAAGTTGTAACTCTTATTACTCATATAAAAATTTTTTTATTATAGCAAGTAATAATTGTAGTGATTAATAATGATGGGATCAATGCCAAGGGTAAATAACCCACGACATTATTTTCTTGACATATTAAAAGCGACTGTGATTCTTTCTACATCTGATTTAAAAGGTGCAACCATGTGAGATAATTTAGCTGGAAAAATAAATAAGTCTCCTCTTTCAGGTAAAAAACTTGCCTCATTAATAAAATCTTTTACTTCAACACCAGTAAAGAATCTTAACTCACCAGGGCCACTATTTGCTCCTCCACTACCCTTAAAGTCCTTGTTTTCCTTAACTATTTCATCTGGCATGGATAGAAACAAAACTGCCGAAAAGTCTCCATCATGAGAATGTGGTGGATTAAATTCAGCTTGTTTCATAAAATTAACCCATGAACTTTTAATATAAAAATCTACTGTACCACTGTAATATTCTGCAAAAACTTGTTTATATATTTTAAGATATTTCTCTAAAATTTTTTCTAGCTTTTCATTATCTATTTGGAATTGTTCTCTAAGATGACCTGCTAATCTATGGTTTAAAGTTGTTTGTTTTTCACATAGTTTTCCAACTTCAAATAAATCTTTATCTTCTACCTTTGTTTGTAATAGTAATGGCCCCCAGTAAAAAAAAGAAGCTTTAGTCAATGTTTTTCTTATTTAAATATTCGAATGGTGAGCCCTTATAAAAAGGCCCTTCTGCCATTAATTTTAATTGTTCGTTTTTAAGTTTCTGCATCCTCTGCATTAATGGGATCCATATGGCCTTATCTTTTTTAAATTTTTTCATCCATAACCAATTGCAGAAAGACATCAAGAATCTATCATTCCATTTTTTATTTTCAGTATTATCAATCTTTTCAATATCATATTCGATACCTAAATTCTTTTGAGTCTTTTCATCTAAAGCTTTATAAATTTTATAAGCTAGTTTATTATATTTCATAGTTCCTCATTATTCCAAAGCATTAGTAAAAATGTAATAGAACCATATATTACTGCAATCAATAAGATACTCAATAAAAAAGTCATTTAATTTTATTTATAACATAATATATTATTAATAAACCTATTAACAAACATACCATATTATAAGCAAACATACCTAAACCAAAAGAGGCACTCATTGTTCTACTTGTTCTCTCATCTTTAAAAATTTTTGTTTTGCTATTTTTAACATACGATCAAATAAAGGTTCTGCTTTGACCGTATGTATTTTATTTCTTAACTCTCCATTTAAATAAAGAGTTATATTATTATTCTCAAGATCAAGTTCTATTGTAAAAAATTCTTTAGCTTTTATTTTTTTTTGATCCATCCTCAGCTCCATTTAAAAGCTTTGTTCGATATGATGCATTAGGAATTTTTAATTTCCTAGCTTGATGATCTATGTAGTCACTTAAAATTTTAGATATCATTGCACCTGGGGCTCTAAATTTATCTTTACAAAGTCCCTTCAATAATAAGTAATCGTTTTTTTTAATAGCAACAGACTTCCATTTATCAATGTTCATCTTTGACCTCCATTTCTTTAGTCAATACTAATGCTTCTTCTTTAGTCAACACTAATTTATCTTTTGGTTTTCTAACATTATTTCTAAACTCTTTGAATGGATCTATTAACGCAACAGTCGATTCTAAAACCTTAGAAGTCTCATGTAATTTTTTTACATTTTTTTCTAATTCATCTAATCTCTTCTGTAACCTTGTAAAAACATTTTCTAAAGTTACTAAAGCATTATCAAATTGATCTTCACCTTCAGGCTTTTCTCCTAATGGTAAAATGTGTGCACTAGATGTAGGTGGTAATGTTGTACTAATAGTTTTATATTTAATTGTTTTCTTTATTGACATTTATGTCCTCCGATGTTGGTTCTAATTTACGACATTCTAATTCATCTTCGACTAAAATTGTCGCAACGGTTTTATTAAATGGATAATGTTTTCTTCCTATACCATCAACAAAATGTATTGCAGCAATACCGTCAATTAACATATCCATGTGTAAAGAATCTTCGATAGGGCTGCCATCAAAATCAGAAGTTGGAACAGAACCTAATTGTTCATCTACTTCAGTTATGATATTGTCTAGTATAAGACTTTTACTCTTTTTGTTTTTCATGAAATCTTAAATACATGGGATAAAAACTAAAGTCAATAAAATTATGAAATATTTTTTAACAATTACTCTTTGCTCAATGTTAGATAATGTGTGTGTACCACCACATACTTTTCCACAATATTATGACAATTTATATGATTGCCAAATAGATGGATATAAAAAAGCCATTGAAAAAATAGAGGAAATTGGTATGGGTAAAATTAACGAATTTAAAATTTATACAACTTTTGCATGTAAACAAATTGATTCAGTATGATATTAAAATTTATATTGCTGGGTAGCATGTGTTGGAATTTTCATGATGTTGGCACTCAATGCACACAATATCTTGTAGATAATCTGTCAGACGGCTCTAAATGTAGACAAGAGGCATTAGAGGTAGGTAGGACCAAAAAAAGTAAAATCGAAGAACTAGGGGGCTTTATGGACTACTATCAAGTACATTGCATAGCTATTGACTCTGAAGGGTACAATGTTGACGAGTCTTTTAAAATATCTTATAATATCTTATGACGGCTTATCGTATCAGAGCTAGTATGGGAGGGCAGCAAATAGACCATGTTGTTGAAGCTGCAAACTGTAAAGATGCGATAATGAATTTGTCAGAACAAGTGGATCAGGGTAAGGTTGAAATAATCGAAGATGGTTTCACTGGTAATGCTAGGGTTCACATAACTTATGAGGAACTTAAATGAGTCCTGAAAAAATAAAGTTGTTGAAAGAACTTCAAGAGCTTGAAAATAAGTGGTCAGCTGATCTTATGACTAACGGTCTGTGTACAGTTGATATGCTTAAAACAGAAAGAGATATTAGATCAAAAAGAAATGCGATCAAATATCAAGATGTACAAGAAAATTTAGCTGCTGCTAGTTAACTTTTCTTAATTTTTAAAAAAGGAAACTTTTTACTTAGGGCATCTGTCGGCTTTTTAAACTCATAGTGATTTATAATCTTAAATAATTTTTTTCTCTTAGCCACTGAGTAAGGCAAAAATAACTTAGCTAAATGCAATGCTTTTTGATGTGAACATCTCCATCTCCATTGATTCTTTTTACCTAATGAACCTTTTCCAATACCTTTGAAATGTATAGAACCTACCTTAACAATGTCATAAAAATTTTTAATACAATCTAAATCAGTCATAGCAATCTCCATTGCTACATTCCATTTTTTATAAATTTTACCTGAAGGGTTTTTACAATTATACTGTGCATAATTTATATTGCCTTCTCCATCAAATAAACCTGCTGCATATCCTATTAAATCTTGATTATCATGCGGTAAATTTTTTTTATTTAGCATCTCCCCAACTTTCTCCTAATCCATATTCAACAACACTAGGAACTTTAAACTCAATTGCATTTTGCATAATCTTTTGTATTTGTTCTGCATGTTGTTTATCTTTAATATTAAAACATAATTCATCATGTATTTGTAGCATAGGTAAATGGCCTTCATTGTAACAATCTAACATTGATTGTTTTGTTTGATCAGCAGAAGAACCCTGTATTAATCTATTTAAAGCTTTATAAGTATAAGCTCTTTTAATATTATCTTTTCCATATTTAGCTACTGCATCTTCATATTTTTCTGCAACATGCAAACCAAAATCTCTTGTCTCCCATAAATCAAATCTACACTTTCTACCTTTTTTTGTTCGTATTACACCTTTTTCATCAGCTGCATATTTACATCTATCAGATAGTTTTTTTACAAAAGGAACTTTTTTGTTATATTTAATTATTAATTCATCGGCCTCTTCTTTAGATACTCCTAATGATATAGCTAATTTATTTTTACCCATGCCATACATCAAACCTAATCCTATTGTTTTAGCTTGTGTTCTTTCTATACCTACAAGATCTGCAACAGTTTGGTGAAAGTCTGCACTTGCATTTTGATAGGCCTCTACTAATTCATTTGATCCTTCATAACCATCACCTATAGATGCTGCATAGTGCACTGTCATTCTTGGTTCTTGTTGTGAGTAATCAAAACTACCCCATTTAAAACCTTCTTCTGGAATAAAAAGACTTCTAATTTTAGGACCAAAATCTTTATTTCTAGCTGGGACTTGTTGCAAATTTGGGTTACTCATGGACAGTCTACCAGAAACAGTTCCTCCATTATCTCCTCTTAACTGATTTATCTCACCATGTATTCTCCCATTAACTTGATACTTCATGATAGAAGATAAAAAAGTTCCATGAAATTTATTCACCTCTCTTGCACTTACAATAAGTTGTGCTATTTTGTTTTTATTATTAATCAACCAATTTTGTGTAAAGGAAGGTTCTTTTGTTTTTTCGGTACGTGGGTATTCTAACTTCAACTTGTCAAAAGCTTTGGCAATCTGGCGTGATGCCCAAATGTCTACTTCTATTCCTGATTCTTTTTTTATGGCCATTAGTATTTCTTTTTCTTGGATCTTCATTTCTTTTTGTAATTCTGCAGCTTTTTCCACTTGCACTCTCACTCCTCGTTGACGCATCTTTATTAACATCGGAAGCAATTGCTGTTCCATTTCCCACACAGTAGTTAAACTTTGTTTAGCTATTTCGTGTTTAAATCTTTGCCATAATTTTAAAGTTAGTTCTGCATCTTGCTCTGCATAATAACCTACATGTTCTGCTGGTAATTTCCACATCTCAGCTTTTGGATCTATACCGTGTGCTGCAGCAGCTTCTCTTAATTCTGTTTCAGCTTTTATTTCATTTAAATAATCTACGGACAATGCATTTAAAGAATATGAAAATCTATTCTCATCAATTAATGCAGCTGCAATCATTGTATCAACTATAGGTCCGTTGACCGTGATTCCTGATGCCTCAAGCCAACCTACATCGTACTGAGCATTATGAAATATTTTAGTATTAGGTAATGCACAAATATCTTTCATATATTTTTTAACTTGTTCAGGTATCATGTTACCACCACCTAAATGACCAAATGGAAAATATCCTTTCCAACCTTCAACAGCCACTGCAAAACCTACTATCTCTCCTTTACCTAAAGCCCAACCAGCTCCAAGTTTTTCATTAATTCCATCGTCTCTTGTTTCTAAATCAATAGCTATTTCTTTATATCCAGATAAATCTTTATATTCCATAGGTGTATTCCACATTGATTTTTTAAAAGTTAAAGTTAATTGTAATCCGTTACTCATAGTTTTTAATTATTTGATTGACTATTGTTGTGTAAGGGTTGATGTCCCACTCTCTTGTGCACCCTACTAATAAACTGCTTAACAGCACAGTCACCACAATAATAAATTTTGTCTTCGATAATAACTGCATCTTTTTTACATTTTGAACATTTTGTTTTTTTCATATTAATTTTAAATGAATACTATTAAACATAGCTGTATGCAAATCAAATGCTATCGTAATTCTTTCTTTATCTGATTCATGTATGTCTGTATAATGAGGTATATTATTTTGAAACAAAGTTATTTTACCAACTTCATTTTTACTTTCATAAGTTAAAGGATCATTTATTTGATTTATTGGATTTATATAATGAGTAGATGTGCCATCACATTTTACACAAATATGGCCACCCAAATAGGTTGTAGGTTTTACACCATGTATGTGTGGTTTTATTTGTTCTCCTTTTCTCATAATATTTGTCCAACAGTTAATATATAATTCATTAGGTAATGGTTGTTTAAAATATTCTAAAATATCTTTATGGAAACTTAATATTTCATTCTTTATTGTTTCAATATTTTCATGGTCCCAATTAAGAACATTATATTTACTAAATCTAGATGTAGTGCTCTTTTCACCTAAACCAGTATACCCATCAGTAAATTTATTATAGTCGTCTTTATTTACTGATAATTTTAGTATTTCTTTTTCTTTATCTAGAATAAAATCTGCTAAGCTATTAAAATTAATTTGCTCTATATTTCTTTCAAATAAATAATAACTCCACTCTGGGGCAAAGTAAGTTTGTTTTGGTTCACTTTTAAAGTTTATTATTTTAAACATTTAATCTTTGTTTTTATTTTCTTCTTTTAAATGCTGTATCTCCATATCACAATAATGTTTAATTTTTTCTAAGTCTTCTATTGCCTTATCTTTAAATGCGTATCTACAAACATATTTAATAACGTTTGCTTGAAAAGGATTCAGTGCATTTTTTCTTATAAATTTCCAGGGTTGTATAGGAAAATGTTTATAATGAGATCCTCCGACTTGTTTGTCTTCAGGGAAAGTTTCATCGAACATGTCTTTACTTGTCATTTTTCTCTTGTACGTATATTAAATAATCTTGTCCAATAGGATAGTTAAACTTATAGTCTGTTCTTAATAAATGTAAAGTTTTTCTTGCTCTTGTTACTCCTGTATACCAAACCTTACGTTCATCACTTTTTTCTTGTTTATTTTTATTTTTGTAATCAGATGGATAGTTAGCTTTACTATACAATACAACATGATTCGCCTCTCCTCCTTTAACAGAATGAATTGTATCAATTGTTATTAATGGATCTTTGTCTAATTCTTTTTGACCGTATCGTCTTAATAATCTTATAAAATGTCTTACTTGTTTAGGTTTAAAATTTCTTCTCAATATCCAATACCAAGGTTTATTTTTTTGACTGTCTTCTAATGTTAAACCACACCATTCTTTTAACGCTTGAAAATCATACTCTTTAAAATCTGGTTCTGCTCTCCAAAATTTATCTAATCTAAAAGCAGGATCTTCGAGTTCTCTTATGTGCTTGTACATAGTACGAGCTGCTTTTTTATCTATCTTTTTACCTTTTGTAATTGCAGTCCAAGCTTTAATTGATTCCCATTGTTTTTGATCAAAACATTTTGTGCCTTTATTATCTTTGTAATATAATCCAGCATCCTTAGCTAACATTCTTAATTCATTTACAGTTTCATTAATTCTACCTAATATGTACCAATCCTCATTAAAATTTTCAAAAGGAATTTCTTTAAATGATAAATATGCTTTTACATAACCTTTTGTTCCACCTGGTAAATATTCTTTTTCCTCACTATCATTTATACCTCTTCTAATTACTTGTGAAAATTTATGTATGGCCTCACCAAATCTTTGAGTCCTTCTAAGTTTAACTTTTCGACCAGGAAAAAATTTTGTAAAATATTTTGGATCAGCTCCATTCCATTTATATATAGCTTGATCATCATCTCCTGCTAAATATATTCTATCTACTTTAGGTGCCATCTTATATATAACTGACCATTGTAGGGGAGTACAATCTTGAGCTTCATCTAATATTAAAACTTTTAATGAAGGAAAATCTATTTCTTTTATTGCTCTTTCAATCATGTCATCAAAGTCAATAAATGATCTTTCTCCACCACCAGTCTTATAATGTTCATAAGTGCTTATTTTTCTAAGGAATACTGTTAATGAATCTCTTTTATAACTTTCTAATTTATAAGCCTCTTCTGGTTTAATTAATAAATTTCTAGCTTTACTGTAAACACCAAGTGACCAATCTTTATACATGAAGTTATCATCTGCTAATCTTTTATCACTTGTTTTAATTACTTTTGTTTGTAATGCAAAATCAATTGTGCAATCTTTAGGATCAAATACTTCCTCTGGAAAATATCTTCTACAATAAGTATGTAATGTTTTAAATCTAGAGAAGTCATCTGTATTGTATTGTGGAAAGGATTCCATGGCTCTTTTCACTGCAGTGTTAACTGCTTTGTTTGTAAAAGATAAGTAAGCTATTTGTTGTGGTTTAATACCTTTTCTTAAATAATTTTTTAAAACTTTTTCAATGAGTGTATATGTTTTGCCAGTGCCTGGAGGTCCAAAGATTTTAATTGTCTTATGGTAAAGCTCTTTTAATATTTTAAGTTCTAAATTTTCCTGTGTGGAATTCGTCATCCATCTCCGATACTGCTTTTGTTTTTGTTGTCTTAGTTGCTTTTTTATAATCTACAAATTTAGGCATCTCGACTGACCAAACATTTTTAACTCCTTCATGATAATCTATTCTATCACAACCTAATAAATGCATAGCTTCTGCTGCACTTTTAAATGTTTTATCATTACCTAAAAATTTTTCAAAGGTAATCTTTTTAAAATAACAAACATTTGTTTTAGAATCTAATACAACATAGTTATCTTGTAATTTGTCAAAGTCATCTTCTTCTATATGGCTTTCAAAAAACTTTTTAAGAAAGTTATACTTCTCTTCTCCAAGTGTATCTTCAAACTTCATCTTTTCATTTTCTACTGCTTGTCTAACAATGGTAGACATAAGCATTTCAAAAGGTGATGGCCCAGATCTAGGTTTAGGTAAAGTTATCCAATAGATACCATATCTTAAAAGTTTCACTCTAAAAGATTTTTCATCTTTCATATCTTCTGGACCAATAATTATTTTTTCTCCTTGAAACTTAAAAGAATACTCTATTGATTTAGTGCTTCTAATAAATTCTATTTCTTCAAAATCATCTATTAAATCTGGAACCTGTGAACCTATTCCTAGCTTTCTAAACTTACATTTATCCTTATCACATAAAGGTGTATTACATCTTAGATTATAATTTTTTTTACTTACAGAATTTGCAACTGTATTTATAACTTCTTTTTCATCAAGAGGTGTAGTAAAAACTTCTTTGTTTCTTTCTAGTAATATATTTGTAATTTCTTTCTTTGATAAATTACCATCTGACTTTCTCATTTCAAGAACACCTATATTAAATAATAAATCATTTCTGTGATTACCAGACCATTTTTCAGATATCATCTTTTGACAACAAGGTGGGTATTGTTTCCAATCACTTTCAGGTTCATATTCTTTTACTTTAATTTTATTTAATTGTTCTAATGATAAAGTTTTTTTCTTTACTAAATCTAAAAATGTACCAATCATTACTGGTGTATTTGTATCTGTATATGCAAATTCAGTTGTAGCATTCATATTAAAGTATGGCATGTTTAGACATTTGTTCATTGGAAAAATTTCTTGTGCTTGAAAAAAATCATTATTCCATTGATGTAATTTTTTTAAAACATCTTTTACTGGATACCAGTCATCTAAAAATAAAAATAAATGTAATCCCCCAGATTTAGATCGAGCAGGTATAAGTGGTAGTTGAAATTCTTTAATGATATCTACAATTTTCTTTTGGTTATAATCTTTGTAATTATGTGGATCTACATCTATGCAACCCCATTTACATAAATTATCTTTCTCTGGTTTTACACCAATTCGTTTCTTTCCGTCTAAATGATCCTTCCATATTTTAAGAGTAATAGGTTCGTGAACCGTGAGTGTTTGGCCAACTGTCTTGCCCCGTTCATCTACCTCCCCAGTAAGAGAGGTAGTGATGAACAGTTCAGAATTTCCCTCAAATATTTTTAAGAGTTGCTCCTCCATAAAAAATATTAAAACGGAACACCAGTTTTTGCTTCGCTACTATTATTTCCTTGAGCTTGATTATCTTGAGTAAAATCTACTTTACCAAAAATATCACTCTTCATAGCACTTTGATAAAAGGCTTGAGTTGTTTCTAAACACTTCAAGTTTTCTTGAGTATTTAAAAATTTGTCAAACTCAACAACCCATCCATACCAAGAGTTTTGTGAATTAGACTCTTTAGTTGTGCTTAACTTATAAGCAGTAGACCATGATGGTGGATTGAACATACCATTCTTACCTTGTGCTCTTCGTGACAAGATCATAGAATTCCATGTCTTTGATTTTTTCTTTTGAGTAGATTTCATAGTAATCAAAGCTTGTTCCATTGGATTATAATTTTCATCCAAAATGTAAACAAAGTGATTACCAGTATCTTCAACATAGTTTCCGTTTTCTAATCGGTCTTTGTTGTCGGCACCTCTAGTTGTTTGGGACATAATAGCTGGATCAGTGTGAATACCGACTGGTCTTCCTGGACTATCCCCTTTGTCTTTCCACTCATTAAAAGTATTTATGTAAAGACAAGGCACTACTATTAATCCTTGTCTACCTTTCCAAACTTTACCAGATGTTTCACTCCATATGTCTCCTTGCTTAGCAGTCTCAACATACTTACCATCAGTCTCATCTAAGACTGGAGAGTTAGCATAAAGTATTTTTAGGATTGGTAGTTTTTGATCTCGAGCTGTTACAAACTCTTGACCTTGCCCTGCCATCTGCTCTAAATTTATAGCAGCTGGAAGGTTATCTTTTTTAGTCGTCATCGCTTTTTTTTCGATCATGATTGTTCCTTCGTGGTTATTTTAGTTTTATTTGCAACGTAAGTTCCAAACAGTTCAGCAGGTACATCTTTACCAAGATCTTGAATTTGTTCTCTAACAAATCCTCTAAGACTACTTGGATGAACAGAAGTTTTTTGCTTAACTGGAAGACCTTTCGCTTTCAGCTCTTCTATAATTGATTTAGCTTCATTGTCTTGTTTCATGCCAAATTCCATAGACACTTGGTTTTTAATCAAATCTCCATGGCCATGTTCTCTAAGCCAATTAAAAGCTTCATCACTTTTAGACGCTGGTATTCTAGCTGAATAGAATGGTTTAACCTCAACGGATGAACCATCTGCTAATTTTAGCAGAGATAAACCAGCTTGTTGCATTAAGTTTGGAATTGTTTGCTCAGAAAGAGTAGTTTCGACCTCTTTTAACTTTTTAAGTTCTTCTTCAGCCGTTAATATTTTTTTCTGAGTTTCCAATAACTTATTGCAAGATTTGGCGATATCTGTCGACATGCCAGTATCTACCGATATGATAGATTCTGCCTCTAAGTCCATAAGAACCTCCTTGTGCTCGAATCAATATATTATTAATTTGATTTATGCAAACAAATAATTTAAATAATCCTGCGTGTACAATTATAAAACAAAACCTTTCAAACATCAAAGACAATCATTAATTGAAGGAGCTAAACCCTACAACTTTGCATATTTTATGGAGATGGGAACTGGTAAGACTAAAGTAGCTATTGATAATGCAGCATATCTTTATCAAGAACAAAGAATAGATTTTGCTTTTGTTATTGCTCCTAATTCAGTTTATCAAAATTGGAAAAAAGAAATAGACTTTCATTGTCCAGAGGAAACAAATATTTACATTTGGAAAGTTACTAAAGATAAGACATTTAAATTAGATCCAAAAAAACTTACATTTATATTAATGAATGTAGAGGCTTTATCTCATGCGTCTGGTAAAAAATGGTTAGAATATAAGTTATTAAAACATGGTATGAGAAGTATGGTTATATTAGATGAAAGCACATCTATTAAAAATCTAAAAGCTTCTAGATCAAAAGCCATAATAAAATTAGGACAATTAGCTAGATATAAAAGAATTTTAACTGGTTCACCAATAACTAAATCACCATTAGATTTATTTTCTCAATGTGCATTTTTAGATAAAAAACTTTTAGGTTATGAAAACTTTACTGTCTTCAAATCTAAATATGCTGTTATGTATAGTATTGAAAGAGGGGGCTATAATATACAAATTCCTAAATACTATGTTAATTTAGAGGAGTTAGAATTTAAATTAAAATCATTTTCTTATCGAGTAAGGAAAAAAGACTGCCTAGATTTACCAGAAAAAATGTATGTGCAAAGACACATTGAACTACCAGATGAACAACGAATTGCATATGAAAAATTAAAAGCTACCGCACTTATATTGTTAAAAGATGATGAAGTATCCTATAATAATAAACTAACAGAATTACTTAAATTACAACAAGTAGCAAATGGTTTTGTAAAAACTAATGATGGTAATATCGTTGATTTCAAAAGCAATGCAAAATTAAAAGAATTAATGAGCATATTGGAGGAGTCTGAGGATAAGTGTATTATATGGGCTAATTATGTACACAATATAGAAATGATTAAGAAAAAGTTAGGAGAGGTATATGGAAAAGATTCGGTGGTTTCGATATACGGAAAAGATTCAGTTGATGTTCGTAACAAAGCTGTTGAAAGTTTTCAGTCTGATGACAGATGTCGTTTCCTTGTTGGGAACCCTACTGTTGGTGGTTATGGTCTTACCCTTACTGCTGCTAAGTATGTTATATATTTTAGTAATTCTTACAATTTGGAAGTCCGTCAGCAAAGCGAAGATCGTGCTCATAGATATGGTCAAACTTCTCAAGTCACATATATAGATCTAATTGCAACAGATACAATTGATGAAATGGTATTACATAATTTAGAAAATAAAATAGAATTATCTGCTAAGACTCTTGGGGAACAGGTTCAGAAGTGGCTTTAGACTTATAATATTTATCCACTCTTTCTAACCATTTAGTTTCATATTCTTTTAATTTTAGTTCATCCATTTTAAACTCTTGATACAAAACATCTTTTGTACATACACATATAAGACCTTGTGTAATAGGACCATATTGTTGTTTATGTGCTAATGAATATGCTGCTATCTGGTAATAATAATCTTCAACAAATTCTTCTCTTTTAGGTTTATTACTTTGTTTAAAGTCTATAATTGTTGGTTTTTTATCATAAAAACCTACTACATCTGTTGCTCCAGCCCATTTATCCTCATAAGCTAAACTTACTTCATTACCCCATACCTCTTTCAATAGGTCAAGATTGTTTACTATCTCATGTGCCATAAGACGTGCTTTAGCTCCATCCTCAGAGAGATTTATGTAGCCACGGCCATCTATGTAGTTTTCTAGGACATAGTGCATCTCCGTGCCTCTGAGGGCTGCCTGTGAGGTAATTCTAGCAGCTTCTTGGTATCCAACCCTCTCACGCCATCTATCGAGCCCTGCTTTCTTTTCCTCAGATTGAGTGGCTGATAATATGGTTGTAACACTTGGTATTTTTTTGTTACCCACATTATAGGTACGTGAACCGTCCTCTTCTTGTCTTGTATATTTTTTATACTTGTATTTATTTACTCTCTTAAGATCTGTAATTTGGAATTTGTTATTATCTTTGATTAGTCGCACAAAGTCTTTTAGAATACTTTAAATAGAAGAGCAACTATTATTCCTATCATTGATGTCATTAAAAATGCAGTAGAAGATATTAAAATTTTTTCAATTCTATGTATATCATTATGTAAATCTTTAATTTGTTTATTAGTTTGTTCTTGCATGATTCTGCATAACTTCTCATGATCATCCATTCGTTGATGAGCAAGGGTATCCTTATTAGAAGTTTTTCTTGGCACTTACTATCCCACCCTTATTAAATAAATTTAGAGCTTGAGCTAATTGTGGATTAGATCCTCCTGTAGGTACACCTCCACCTTGATTTATTATTGGAAAGTTTGAAGGTTGAACCTCTGGTAATGGTAAAGCTGCTTGTTCATTTCTTGCATCAATAGCTTGGTTTCTTTCATTCAACTGAGCTTCAGCAAATCGCTTTTGATCATCATCTATTGCACCAATTGTAAATAATCTTCCTATCATTTGGTTATATAAAGACGTTATTTTTTTATCCGTAAGTGTTCCTTTAGCAGCCTCCGTATACTGTGTTTTAAAAACAAGTTGTTGAAACTTAGGATCTAACATTGCTTTACCTAAATATTTAGGTGCAATCAAAATACCAACAGCTGGTAATAAGGCACCTGATGTAGCAGCTACCCCAGCAGCACCAGGAAAAATCAAACCAGGACCTAGTTGCATAACAGTTCCTGCTGCTCCTGCTTGTTTCATTTGGATTAAAACTCCACCAGGTATTCCCTTTATATCTGAAATTTCCCCTTGAGCATATCCTAATACTTTTTGTATATCTTGTAATTTTTTTATATCTGCAGGATCTTTGTAAAGAACTTTTAAAGAGTCCATATTTTTTTCTAAATTTTTTACAAATTTATTTGCATTGTAAAAGTCTCCGAACTGTGCGTTTGGTTCTATAGATTCACTTAACATATTTTTTAAAAAATGACCTCTTAAAGAATCTTTTAATCCATTAGCTTGTGCTTGAGTTATTGCTTTTGGTAGATTATAAATTTCTTCCTTACCTTTTGTAATTTGTGGTAGCTTATCTATTTCATTTGTAATTCTACCAAGTAAATCTGTTTTGTTTCCTTTAGTAACATTCATAAATATAGAGCCCATATCAGCAGTTTCTCGTGCTCCTTTTGCCAACAACGATACAATAGTTCCTCTTTGAAAAACATCTTTACCACCTTTATAAAATTCTCTAGCTACATCTAAAGCAGTTGCTGCATCTGGATTCATTCCTGATTTTTTTAATACTTCTGGACTTAATAAATCATCAAGTTTAGTAATAACATCATTAACAGCATTTGCACTTTTTGGACTTGTAATTTTCATTACTTCTTTATGTGCTGCTAAATCAGCCCTTATAGCTGCGGTTTCAGCATAAGATAATTTTCCCGCTTGTGTATCTGCAACGGTTCTTAATTTATTTACTAAATTGTTTACAATACCAATATTAGGATTAGTCCCTAAACCAGATAAATTAATATTACGATTTAAAAGTTGGACAGTCTCCTCTAATCCATCTTTACCATAAATACTCAATAAAGCTTTATTTTTATTTTTACCTAATATATCGTCAACTCTTTTAAAAAGTATATCCGATTGTTTTCTAAATAATTCTTCTCCTTGAGTAAAAGTATTAAAAAATAAAGTTCCTAATTCTGATTTATTAGCAACTTGGCTTCCTTCAGTTAATGATGAAACTACATCTGCAGCTACTCTGTCTCCGATAACTTTTGACGACCTATATCTTTTAGCAAACTGTCCCCCACCGAATATGGATTTGCTAAAAATATTTTCTAAAATATTAATTGTTTGATTGTTTGTTTTAAAAGCTGGTGTTAATCCTTTTTGCATTTCTACTGCAGCGTCTCTTATTTTGTTAAAGTCCCCATCAGGTATATTATTTTTTTTCATGTATGCTTTGATAGCATCTTCATCAGGTAATAGTTTTTTTGTGGCTTCTATTTGTCCCTTTAAATCTAATTTTTTTAAAGCTGCTGCTTTTTCTGGACCATATAAAATTTCATAAGCTTTACTAGTTAATTGATTTTCAGCTAATGTTGCATCTGTTAATTCAGTAGCAAATTGTCTTGGTTTATTTAAAAATTTTCTCATAACTTGACCACCTTTAATAAATAGTGGTCCACCAACTGCCTCTGCAAGTGCACCTTCTCCAGCTGCTCTTGCAACTTCTTTTGCTACATTTTCACTAGGATCAAATGTTTCAGAAGCCAAAGCTCCGACAGCTCCCCCTGCTCCAGCTCCTGCTGATGCTTTTGCTAAAGCTCTAAAAAAAGGTTTGCTTAACATACCAACTTTTAATGCAAGTCCAGGTAATGTAAAACCACCACCTTTTAATGAACCTAAAACAGAACCACCAACCTCAAGTGCTATTCTTCCAAAATTAGGACCTTTTTCATAATCATCAACTTGTTGATCTGCAACTGAATTAGCTACTGCTTCATTATTAAGAAGTTCTAATGATTTTTTTATTTCTGATATTTCTTTTGTATTAGGAGAATCTCCCTCTATGTTTACTACACCAAGACCTTTTACGTTTATTTTTCCCATTATTTAATCTCAACTAATTCATCACCTTCAAATTGAAAACTTTTTAACGATGGATCATAACTTTGAATATCACCAAAAGTTATACCAAATTCTGCAAAAGCTTCTTTATAATTTGATATATTATCAGGATCTTCAACAACACCGCCTGAACCTATTCTTGCATTTAAAGAATTTATATTTTCTTTAGCTACTTGTAATTTTTTTAAAATTACACCTTCATCATCTAATATAGATGGTAGAATAGCTGCAAAACTAGCTTCCTCTAACGGACCAACTTGTGCACCCCTTAATGCTGCAATAGCTTCTTTTCGAAAATCTTCAATACGTGCATCTAACTCTGCGGCTTTAGGATTCATACCTATCGCAGCAGTTATTTTAGAAAATCTACCACCACCTAAAGGACCTGTACTAACATCTCCTGATTTAACAAGTTGTGTAATTGTATCTGCTTTTTTTACAACATTCTCTCTTTTTGCAGTATCTTTTCTTTCTGCAAAAGTTGGTTTATCTACAATATCAACTATAGCTCCATTTTTTTCTTTACCAATAATTCTATCATTTGGGTTATAGCCAAATGCTTGTTTTTCAGAACTTGTTAGTGCTCTTACTGATTCTGTTTGAGATTTTTTATCTTGAAGTTCTGCTAATGAAATCATAGTTGCTGGAACTTTACTAAGACCTTCTCCCAAAGCTCTACCTACACCAGCTAAAACATTTTCACCTGGTCTTTTAGTTGATGATAACAAAGGAGCTGCAAGTGTTGCTGCATATAAAGCTTTTTCCTGACTTGTTAATCCACCATTACTAAATTTTTGTATACTAGCTATACCACCAATATTAAAATTTTTTGGTTTATGATATTTAAAATATCTATCCTTAAATAATTTTCTTGATAAAACTTTATCCATATTACCTCGGCTGCATCAAGTTGTAAGCAGAGTATGCACCTAATCCTGCACCTAATGCTTGTCCAACTGGGTTAGCACCTGGAGCCGTGGTTGCTGTAAGTGTACTCTGTGTTGTTGGTAAATTTGTCATGATACCTTTTAAAAATTCTATTCTTTGATAAGGCTCATATGCTCTTTGTAAAGCAGTTTGTCTTTGTGCTTGTAAGGCAGCTTGACCAATTCCTCTTTGTACTCCACCTGCTTGAAGTTGAGCTTGAATATCTGCAAGAGACATAGCTTGTTGTTGAGCACCTAATTGACCTAATGCTTGACCAGAAGCTAATTGTTGTGCTCTTTGTGTTTGTGCTGCACCTAATGCAGTTTGAAAACCTTGTGCTTGAGCTTGACCTATATTTGCTAATCTTGCTCTTTCAATTTCTGCTTCTGCAATACCTTGTCTTGCTCCACCAAAAGCACCAGCACCTACTGCTTGTGCACCTAATTGATTAGTAGCCATTTGTGCTTGTCTTGTTATTTCATCTGTTACAAAAGATTGGAATGGATTTAAAAATTTTGAAATATTAGGATCAGCTTGTGCCCCTTGTAAAGCAGTTATACCTTGTCCAACTGTTCCAGCTCCTACACCAGTTTGACCTGCTTGAGTTATAGCAGCTTGTTCAATTGCAGAAATAGGTGCTACTTGAACTGCAGGTAATGATACTGGACTAGATGCTAATTTAGCAGCTTGATCATATAGGGATAATTTTCTAGCTTCAACTCCTGGAGCTTCTCTTTGTGTAACTACTTGACTTCCAGACTCTGTGGAACCACCACTAGAACCGCCTCCTCCAAAAATAAAACTCATTATTTAATCTCCTTTGTATATAAGTATCTTTTTACGCCCCAACCTTTTGTTTTTAAAAACGGTTGCCAACCTGGTCTAGCATGAACAGCTATTCTTTTACAATTAGCTGTTTTAGCAAGGCTCTCTATTATATCAGCAAGTTCATCTTGCCACAATTCTCTCTTTTCTCCTTTTAACAATATTACTTCACATTGATTAAAATTAGGTAGGGCCGTGATACGTGTAACACAAACACCGAATACTTTATATTGCACACCATCGTCAGAACCAAACATTACAAACAATTGAAGTTGTCCATTTTTAATAGATTTTTTTAAATCATTAATACTCATTGGATCTCCATCATATTTTAGTCCCTCTCTCAACATAAAATCTACTAAGTTCCAATACTCATCAAGTAATCTTGGAAAAATTTCAAGTACCTCTACTTGTTTTTTTATTTTAGTTTGGTTTACTTGCATTGACTAAATCATAAATTCTTTTAAATTTTTTTTGTTGGTCATAAAAAAAATCTGCTCCTGCTTTTCTCATGCCCTTAAAACTTTTTGGATCTGCACCAGATAATATACCTGCACCTAATACTGCATCAGCTCTAGATACAAATTCTCCATCTGCTAATTGTGCTAACATAGTGTCTTCATCTTTATCTCCAACACCAGCTCCATCTTCAACATAACCCTTTGCTCTTACATAATTATTTACATCAGTTTCATCATGATCAACTTTAGAAGGTAAATAATTTATACCACCTTGATTATATTTTGGAATCGCAGTTGCTAAACCACCTTGGTTTGCATAAAACATATTAGAACCAAAAACTTCTGATCTAGATGGAATAGTATTTGAGGCAGGTACAAACGCACCCTCTAGTTTATCTGATTGTTCCGCATATGCTTTTTTATAATCTTCTTCAGTGAATGGTTGCTTAACAGGTTCATCAGATTCTAAAAATGGTAAAGCAGCACTAGCTGTAAAAACTTTACCCATTAATGGAAGGCCCCTAAATCCAGAGCCAGATTGTTTTATGAAAGCTTGAATATCTTTTTCAGTTGCATCTTTTCCTAAACTTTTTATTGCTTCTGCTCTTGATACATCTGGTTTACCTATTAAAGATGAAATACCTCTACCTGCCATCGTTTGTGAACCTATACCTTGCATTGAAAAAGGTATTTGTCCTGCTGCACTACCAAAAGATTTTATACCGCCTACTCCAGCCATACCTGCTAGTTGTGAGCCACCACCGACAATGGCAGCATCTCTTAATGCTCTTTTTGTAGATTTTCCTCTAAGTTTTTGTACGCCAAATGTGGCTAATGCTAATGTAAATGGATCCATATAATAATTTCCTAATTATAGGATACATTATACCTTTTTACTGTTTGGTTATCAACTCATCAACAAAACGTCCCTCATATGCATGTTCCCCAATATGCACTATACCTGCCTCTACATAAGCATAACATTTTCCACCTATATCTTTCCATAATTTACAAAAACTAAAATCCTCACCTAGATATGACTTAGTTTCAGGATCATGTAAACAATCAAAAAAATTCCACATATGTGGTCTATCCACATACTTACCATTTATAACTGTTTTTTGTACTATATCTTTATTAGGATAAGCCTTAATCATTTTTTCAAACACTGACCTTTTAATTAACATACATCCAGTAGGACTATGAGTGACTTCCATAACACCATTATCTACCATAATGCTATTTGGGTTTTCTACTTTCATAGGATAAGTATTTAACCATTTCTTAATATCTTCTGGTTTTTTTACTAAACCCTTTTGCATTTTCATAAATAGTTTATCCCACATCATAGTTTTTAAAGGATAAGGTATAGATATTAATTCTTTATCTTTTTCTACCATTGTAAAAATAGCCTTTGAATTAAAATATATATCAGAATCTATAAATAGCATGTGAGTATGTTTTGTTTCCAAAAATGCAGATACACATAAATTTCTACCTTGAGTTATTAAGGATGATTTAAGTAAACAAAATTGTGTTTCTACTCCTTTATCAAGAGCTAGTTTTTGAAACTCTAAAAGAGCTTGTGTATAATGAATAGAACAATCACTATGCACTGGAGTAGCTACAAAAATAGAGTAAGGAGCTTTCTTTTTTTTAACTTCTTTTTTATCTTTCCATAAAGGTGTTATTGCTCTTTCGTGTGGTTGTGGTTCTGTTTTTAACTCAGTAAGAGTTTGATATGTATCTTCATTTACAAATTGTTCATTTTTTTTCATTTAAAGCACCTTTCAAAAAGGTAGTCCATTCATAACCCTTTTTTTTCCAATTATAAAATTTTTTAAAATATTGCTGTTGTTGTTCTAAATGTTCCTGAATAAAATCTTCATGTAAATAATTAGATGCAGTGTGAATAGCAGACGCAGTGTCCATAGCCATCTGTTCATAATTAGTGGAATAGTTTACATAGACTGGCCACTCTGCACAAGTTTCAAAAAGAGCACCAAAATTATTTGTAATAACATGAACACCAGAAGCTAATGCCTCTAATGCAGACACACAAGAAGTTTCTTCAAATATACATGGATAAACAAACATATCATAGTTTGGCATCATCTCTCTTATAAATTCATGTGGTTTATATCCAATGTAATTTACATTAGGTAATTCTTTTGCTTGTTCATATAATGGTATGTATTCTTCATCATGTACTTTTGCAAAATCACTTCCGTAAACATAAGAAGATGAATACACATCTAAAGTAATTTTAGGATCTTTAATTTCTTGCATGGCTCTTAACATTACATTTAAACCTCTCCATGGAGTGCAGTGGTGTATTAATTTAATTGGATCACCTTTTTTATAAATTTTTCTTATAGGAAATTCTTCAATACCATTTTTTATTACTACAGATCTTTCTGTAGGAATATTAAAAAAGTATCTAAACTTTTCATAGTTCCAGTGACTATTAAAAACATACCAATCATACTCTTTATGTCTACTCTGATCTCTAAAAAATTCTTGTAAGTTAGGTTGATCCCATGAATTTTTTTGCCAAAGAATATTTAGCTTGTTTTTATCTATTGGGACTTTGCCTGGTATTGATGTACAAATTTGAACTTGATCTAAAATATCTTTAGGAACATGTCTTTCTAACATTTCATGTTGTAGTTCAGTGGCTCCTCGAGGTTTCATTATTTTATTTCACCGTGTTCGTGGCCATCTCCATATTTTTTTATAGTTTCTGTAATTAATTTTAGTAATGCAGTAGAATGTAAATATGCACTTTTTCTATCAAATAAAATTTTACCAGTAATAAAATATCTTAACCTTTCTCTCCAAGATAATTTTATTTCTAATTTTTCTTTATGAAAAATATATTGCATTTATTTTTTTGTTTTAGCCCCTATGCTTCCTGCTCTAGTTACTGTTATTTCTAGATCTTGTCTAAAGTCTTCATTAGTAGTATCTGTATTAGGATCAGCCACGTCTGCATCAAACTCTGCTTTGTCGGCATAAATTTTTCCTGTTCTTTTATGTTTAATTATTTCCTTAGCTTCAGCTGGTATTTTTGGTAAATCATTTGTCATTGTATATTTATTGTTAAAGATAGTTTTTTATTATTTTTAGTTAATACTTGATGTAATACATTTTTTGGAATTATGCAAGTATCATTAGGTTTTAAAGTAAAATACTTATCATCTACTTTCCACTCTGCAGTGCCATAAATTTGTTTTACTATTACATCATAAGAGTGTTTATGGTAAGGAAAACTTGGTGTTTGACCTACATCTGAAAAATACATATTACACCACATTCTTAAACCAGTGTTAGCTGTAAGTTTTTTGTTAAGATCTCTAAGCTCCTCAGTAAGATCTAAGGTATTAGATATTATTGTTGTAAAACCTAAATCATAATAATATTTCCACTTTTCATAATTTAAATAATTATCAATATCAAAAAAACTTCTAGATTCTAAATATGCGTTATTACATAATATTTCAACAGAGGGTATACCTTGTGAATATCTGAATGGCCACCTGTGTCTTATTTTTAAAAAATTTAAAATATCTTCTTCACATAAATTTATTTTAGATTCTTTAACTATTGCTTCTAATTTATTTAAATCAATCATCTCCCTTGTCGATTATATTTTTTATTGTGTCCTCTTTTTTTTGATTTATTAGGTTTCTTACAATGTCGCCTAGGTCTTTTAGGAGGTTTATCTCTAGGTACGTAATGTACAAATTTTTGTCTAGCCATTTTCTTGAGATCTATCTATTTGTGCATAACTAATTATACCTTGTATCTCATTAGCTGTTCCAGCTGTCATTTTTAAAGCATCACTTTCTTCTAATACTAAAGTTTCTGTAATTATGCTTTGTGTTGTATTAGCAGCTATAGGATTACCACTTATTCTAAAGGTAGCCCCTGCAGAAGAATCAGTAACTTGTACAGATAAGTTTACTGGACTACCAGAAGTATTATCAACTTGTATTTGTTTAACTAAACATCTAGCTCCAGCTGGTGAAGTTAAAATTGTAGTTGTATCAGTTGTTGATAAATTTATACCGTTATTTTTATATTGTATGGTCATGATAAAAAGTAATTAAATGCGTCTTGTTCATTTTTTAATTCTTGTTGATAAGAAGTGTTTAACTTATCTTGCATGGTTCGTAAAGACTGATTTATTTGTCTTTGGTTTTCTTCTGTATAAATAGCTGATGGCTCAGGTATTACAATATCAACTCTAGCCATTATCTCATACCATCTGGTTGTACATCTGCTCTAAAAGTTCCGTATCTCCAACTTTGATCTGTAGAAGTATTTGCTACCTTCAAACTTGCAAATCTTGATCTTGCTCTTGTGTCTACTTTCTCTGTTGAACTATTAATAGTGAAAGGTCCGAGAGGCGAGGACGATGCAGTGTCTGCAGGGAATCTTCTTAAATTTATAGTTACCTGTGCATCACCTGTTATTAATTTAAAATCAGGAATAAATCTTCTCATACTCATAAAAAATTGACCATCTCCACCCTGTGCTAAATCAAAATCTCCAGATTGTATAAATGCAGGTATCGCAGTTTTATTACCAAGTGCATCAACATCATTAACACCCACTTCATGAGCATAATAAATAGTAGCACCATTTATATTAGTAACTCCTTGCACAGTAGGAAAAGTTGGTACAGCTGTGGATTCAAACTCAGTTGCATAAGGCACATCATATAATCCAGCATCTGCCCAAGTAGTTCTAGCTAAAGATCCAGTTGTCCAAGTTCCATTTTGATAGTTATAAGTAACACATCTATCAACAACCTCACTACCACTTTTTGGATAGAACCAAGTTATCTCTTCATACAAATGATTTAATCCTGCATAAACAGATTCTCCTCCTTGATAATTTATTCCTAGGTTATCTCCTTTTGTAGTAAAAACAAAATCTTCTACTAAACATGGAAGAGCTTTGACTGTTCCATCATAAACAAAAAATCCACCAGATTCACCTATCCAATATACAGCTCCATTAACATATTTTATTGAGTGTTGACCTATAGCTCCACAATTAGATCCTACTTGCCTTACAGAAAAAGTAAATGGAGGACCAACAAATTGAATTACATACGCAGAAGTATCTGTTAAAACAAAAGTATAATCTTTACCTTTTATTGCTCCTACAATTTTTGTTCCTGAATCTAATCTAAAAAATCCTGCAGTATTTACAGAAGTAGGGGTATAGTCAGTTATATCCTCTTGATCAGAAAATCTAATAAACATTTTATCTTGAGAAGATCCTGTGCCAATAGTAGTTTCGGTTCCAAGTAAAAATAAATGTCTATCTCTATCTGAAACTAAAGACATTACAGATTGTGTTGGTGCATTAGATACAACAACTGCTCTTGTTGTTAAAGCACTAGGATTAGAGTTGATTGGATTCCATTCAAATGTTTTTCCATTTTTAATAGTAGCTATAAGTTTTTCTCCAAAATTATCTAAAGACCAAGATGCGGGATCTATAGATAAAGTTTGAGATAATGAAGCCTCACCCCATCCTGTATAATATTCTACTCCAGCACCACTTGAGTGTGCTGATCTTGTTCCAGCCACACCTCTAGTAATTCCTGTAAGTTGAGTTGTAGTAGTCCCTGTATATGAAATAAATTCTGCTCCAACTTTTATAGTTCCTGTAGATGGAAATCCAGTAGTCGTTGCTAGTGTGATGGCTGTTCCTGCTCCTCCTGTACCTGCAGTGTCATCTAATAAAGCTCCATTTAAAGTTCCGAATAATTGTTGGCCACCTCCCCATAATCCTGTACCCCAACCAAAACCATATGTGAATCCTAAATTACCAGGTTTGATATATGGGTTAACTGTAGCTGAGCCACTTCCGTTGACCGTGGTCCCTGCTTGACTTGCCATTGTAATTGTAAACGTATCACTGTCTGGAACAGTAACTACTTGAAAAGTATTAGTTGTAAAATCTGCAGCAGTATAACCAGCTCCACTAGGAGGAGTTACAGATGTAAATGTGAATAGATCTCCAGGTTCTAATGTGTGTGCTGCTTTATTTACAGTTACAGTTGAAGATGTATTCACAGTGCTAAATGTGCATCCTGTCAAAGCTGTATCTAAAGGTGTTATATCGTAAAAAGCTTCTTCGTAGTAAACCACTAATAATTTATTTGTACCAATGGCTGCATATCTTCTTCCGTCTAAGTCTGCCCAAATAAATTGTTCTCTAGCTGCTCCCACTAAAGTACCACTAACTAGTTGCTCCCAACCTCCAATTTTTTCTGGTAGACCATATCTAAATCTTACAAAATCACCGTCTATCCACTGACCTTCTGCTCCAGTAGCCGTGACTTGTTTATTAAATCCAGGTGCTATTTGTACGTTTGTTAATGGCATACAGAATTATACCATTTTTTAATCACATGA